TCTCTGCATTCTTGACGGGATTGAAAAGGTCAGCGTTAGAGTCAAGATCAAACTTTGTTCTGCGATCAGGACCAAGGGAATCAATCATATTAATTTGGAACATTCCATAAGACGAGTCACCAGTCTTGTGATTGCCATTAAAAGCCAGTGGTCGCCCATTAGACTCCTTTTTAGCAACTGCCCAAGCGACTACAAGGTCTTTACCCTTGAAGCCTACTAAGGACAGAAGTTCCTTTAGTTCTAAATCAGTCAGAGAAACCTTATTTTCAAAACTCTCCAACTTTTTAGCCTTAGAAACCAAAAAAACCTCTTTCGAGGCGGTATCTACTGTTTGAGCCTGTTTCAGGCTAAGGTTATTCTTCGTATTTAAATCTGGAGTAGCATTAGCAGCATTAGAAAATACACTGATAAGTGCTACGATACTGAGTGTGCTAATGATCTCTTTGTTTCTTTCGATAAATTTAATCATAGTTTCCTCCTTAGAAAACAATAACACCTTGATAGGTGTCTACTGACAAGTATAACATGATTTTCGGCTGAAAGTCAAATTTGGGTGTATAATTATTTTATTATGACTACATATGACTTTTCTGCAACGGGAGTTAAATATCCCCTGGAAAATTCACCAGTAAACGTACACGGAGACTTTAAAAAATTAGCAGAATCTCTTGATGCTATACTTCCAGCCTACGGAGTATCATATTTTCAGATTAATGTTCATAATGACAGTGGCGCAACAATAGATGCTGGAGTTCCAGTATATGCAACAAATGGAAGAGTTGAGAGTAGGGTTACAATAGCAAAGGCTTTGCCATCAACTACCTCCCCAATACTCGGATTACTAAAAAATACAACAGCAAATAATTCTAATGGAACTGTTGTTGTTGCTGGAGTTATGGAAGGTGTTAACACTGGAAGTTTTGCTGCAGGACAGACATTGTATGTTGGAACATCTGGAGGTTTAACAAACGTTAGACCAGCAGGAGGATCTGCTGCAGTTGGAATTTGTGCATATGCTAATAATGCAAATGGCATAGTAATAGTAGAGGCAAAAGGCAACGGTACCTGGGGAGCACTCAGAGACGGTTTGTCATGATATAATAAAGAAATGGCAACTTTAAGAGGATCTCAGACATCTTACGATATAGGAAATAAACCACCAACAGTTATTTGGACTGTAGTTCGTGGAGATACTTCTGGATTTAAGGTTTATGTAACTGATGATGCAAAGGTGCCTTTGATTCTAAAAGGTGCGGGATCTGAATGGGATATTGCTATGAAGATTAAAAGACCTCTTTCAACTCCTGGAGTTATTACAGATAACGCTGTAACCATTATGGCTTTACACCCAGAAGCAGATGAAGATGACCTGGTTGGAGAATTTACAGTTTGGCTTACAGCAGAAGAATCTAATGTTTTGCAGACAGGAGACATCTTTGATATTCAAGTTAGCGATCCTACAAGAGTCTGGACAGTTGCTCAGGGTAGCATGAAGATCCTTGAAGATGTAACAGATTAATGGCAACAGCAGTAATCCTTGACAATCTAAAAAACAAAACAGAGAGAATCTTTCCAATAGATTATCCAGAAGTTCAAATAGAAGACTTTGCCAGAAAAACAGTTATAACAGAGGTTTTGCCGTTTAGAGTTAAGTTTAGCGCAATACAAATACAGGCTATTGGTTTAGGAAATACCCCAGCAATTCCACTTCAAGTAATTGGCTATAGCAACTATATTCTCTAATAAGATTATTAAAAGGGGTGTTATAATTACAGCATGGCTAAGATATCAATTGCAAATGTAAAAAATCTGTTCCAAACAGGTGATAGACCTACTCAAGCAGACTATGTTGATTTAATTGATACTGCAACTGCTCAAGCAACAGAACTTGGTTCAGCAGGTAACAATGAAACTACAATATCAGGTCTTGAGACTGCAACTGTTATTGATGACTTTGATGCAACAGTTTGGCGTATGGTGAAGTATATTATTTCAATAGCAAAAACTTCAGCAGGGGACAACAAGTTCTACGCAACTGAATTAACAATTCTCGTTGACGGTACAAATGTATCTGTTAGCGAATATGGAACAATCGACACGAATGGGAATATTGGCACCATTAATGTCTCTCGCACTGGAAATACCGTGGCTATTACAGTCACTCCAGATCCTGCGATTCGGCCAGTCACAGTTCGTTACGCACGAATTGGACTTAAGGCATAACTAAGGAGATATAAAAATGGCAACAGTAAATAAAGATTTTAAGATTAAGCAAGGACTGATTGTTGAAGGATCAACAGCAACAGTAGCAGGCAATGACATTCTTACGAAGAATGAAGCATCAGATAACTACATCATTGATCTTATTGGTGGAGAAACACTAATCACATCTGTTGAAGCAACACAGATGGAAGTTGTTGCTGGCGAATTAAATATTAAGTCAGGTGTGTTTGATGCATCAGGTGCAGCAGCATCAGCCCAGTCCGCAGCAGAATCAACTGCTTCAGGATATGTAACAACACACGCAAACCTTACAGAAGCCCATGGCGCAACAGGTGCGGTAGTTGGAACAACCAACACACAAACTCTTACAAACAAAACATTAACATCACCAAAGATTAACGAGAATGTTGCACTTTTAGCAAGTTCTACAGAACTTAACATCCTTGATGGAGCAACAGTATCTACATCAGAACTCAATATTCTTGATGGAGCAACACTTTCTACAGTAGAACTTAACTATGTTGATGGTGTTACCTCAGCAATTCAAACACAGATTGATACTAAAGCACCAACTGCTTCACCAACCTTCACAGGTACAGTTTCTGGTGTTACAGCAACACATGTAGGTCTTGGAAACGTAGATAATACTTCCGATGCTAATAAGCCAGTATCTACTGCAACCCAAACAGCATTAGATCTCAAGGCCAACCTTGCTTCTCCAACATTAACTGGTACCCCAACTGCTCCAACAGCATTAGCAGGAACCAATAATACACAAATTGCTACAACAGCATACGCAGACGCAGCAGTAGCAGCACTTGTAGACGGTGCTCCAGCACTTCTTAATACTCTTAACGAATTAGCAGAAGCAATTAATGATGATGCTAGTTTTACTACAACAATTACAAACTCAATTGGCCTAAAGGCTCCTATTGATTCTCCAACATTTACAGGTATAGTAACACTACCTCCAGCAACCGTTACTTCTGGAATGATTTTAGATGGAACAATTGCAACAGCAGACATTGCTGAATCAGCAATTACATCTGCTAAAATTGCAGACGGCGCAGTAACTTCACTAAAGATTGCTAATGACACAATTGTAGATGCAGATATTAACTCTGCTGCTGAGATTGCTCAGTCTAAGATTTCAGGTCTTACAACAGATCTTGGTCTTAAGGCTCCACTTGCAAGCCCAACATTTACTGGAACACCAACACTTCCAACTGGAACTATTGCCACAACTCAATCTCCTGGAAATAATACAACAGCAGTAGCAACTACAGCATTTGCCAAGGCAGAAGCCGATGCAGCACAAGCAGCAGCAATTGCACACGCAGATGCACTTGACACAGACGATATAGCAGAAGGAACAGCACAATACTTTACAGATGTTCGTGCTAAGGCTTCAGCAGCAAGCCTTTTGACTGGTGCAACACTTTCAAATATTACAATTACAGGAACAGGATCAGGACTTACTATCACTGCAGAAAACGGTGTAGCAGGTTCTACAACATCTGATCTTTCAGAAGGTACAAACCTTTACTTCACAGACGAAAGAGCACAAGATGCTATTGGTGATAACCTTGGAACAGGTCTTTCTTACAATGACACAACAGGTGCAATATCTGTAACAACAAATACTTATGACGCATATGGTTCAGCATCAACTGTAGCAGGAAATCTTTCAACTCATACAAGCGCAACAGAAGCACACGGTGCAACTGGAGCGGTAGTAGGAACAACAAATACTCAAACACTTACAAATAAGACGTTGACAAGCCCAACTCTTACAACTCCAGCACTTGGTGTTGCAACTGCTGATTCTATCAATGGTACAAGCATTCCAAGCACAAAGACTCTTGTTGTAACAACAGATAAGTTAAATGTACTTGCATCAACATCTTCATCAGAACTTCAATCAATAATCTCTGATCACAATGGTAGTGGAACACTTGTTTTTGCTGATACCCCAACACTTATAACACCAGATATTGGTGCTGCAACTGGTACATCCCTTGAACTTTCATCAAACGATCTTGATGTTGGTTCTCAGTCTGCTGGATTAAGAATATCAGACGGATACGTAAACCCAATGGCCGTATTCTCTATGGATGCAGATGATGATTACGCACAAGTAGTAATTAAGAACACTGGCAATGGCGTAAATTCTTCTTCTGATATCCAAGCATACTCAGATAACGGTAATGATACAACGGGTGGTTGGATTGATATGGGTATTACATCATCTAACTTTAGTGATCCAGATTTTACTATTACTGGCAAAAATGATGGTTATCTTTTCATGGAAGCACCTGAAGGAATTACCGCTACCATTACAAACAAAGCACTTACAGGAAACGTTGCAACAATTACAACATCTGCAGCACATGGATTTACAACAGGCAAGCAAGTAACTATTTCTGGTGTAGATGCTACACTAAATGGTTTATATACAATTGCTAGTACAACAAGTACAACATTCACATATGCAAAAACTGCAGGCAATATTTCATCAGCAGCAGTTTCTCCAACTGGTACAGCAATTCAACACACTGGTAATGGAGATCTTGTTCTTGCTACTGGTGCCAACGGTGCACAAAACAGAATTGTTTTTGCTGCTGGAGGACTTTCTTCAGATAATACACAAATGACAATTACACCAGATGAGTCTGTAAGAATTGTTATTCCTACCGCTTCAACATCACCAACTACTGGTGCTCTTGTTGTTGATGGTGGTGTTGGTATTCAAGGTGACGTTAATATTCAAGGTAACATCAACTTTGGTGGCGCAGGAACAAGCCTTACAACGGAAAACCTATCGGTTACAGATCCATTTATCTTTGTTGGTGATGGAAATGCAACAGATGCTGTTGATATGGGTCTTATTACAGAATATACTGATGGTACTACAAAGTACGCAGGTATCGTTCGTGATGCTACCGATGGAGTATTTAAACTTTTTGAAGATGCAGCAACAAAGCCTTCTTCAACTGTAAACTTTGCTGAGGCTGGTCTAGGATACGGAGATCTACGGGTAGATGAAATCACCGCAGCATCTGCAGTTATAACTAATATAACAATTGGAACAGTTGATCAAACTGAGATTGCTCACCTAAATGGCGTAACTTCAGCAATTCAAACTCAGTTAGATGACAAGTCAACAGCATCAAAAACAGAAACTCTTACAAATAAGACTCTGACATCACCAGTACTTACTACACCAGATCTTGGAACACCTTCAGCAGCAACACTTACAAATGCAACTGGTCTTCCAGTATCAACTGGTATTTCAGGTCTTGGAACAGGAATTGCAACATTCCTTGCAACACCAAACTCTGCAAACCTTTTAGCAGCAGTAACTGATGAAGTTGGAAATTCGAGTGGTGCAAAGTTAGTATTCAATAACAATGCAAACTTCCAAACCGCAGTTAGTACTCCACAACTTGTTTTAACCGACGTAAGCACTGCAGCGCTTGGTACAATTGAAAGTAGTCATGTAGGAACAATATCAGGTACTACTTTAACAACACTTACAACTATGGATGAAGCAGTTTCAGGATTTGAAACTTCTAAATTAATACTTTCAATGAGAAAAGGTAACGATATTCATATGTTTGAAGTTCTTATGGGACTTGATGGAAATGGCAACGTTTATCAAACAACTTATGCTGAAATTATTAGCAATGAGTCTCTTGGTGATCTATCATTTACAGTAACAGCAGGTGTTGTTAGTGTTAAACTAACTCCAACCACTGTAGGAACTCTTGCATATACATTAAATAAAAAAATGTTTAAGTAGTTTAAAATAAAAAAAATAGGGGGAAATAAATGGCAACAATAGACAAAGACTTTAGAGTCAAGAATGGATTAGTCGTAGCAAGTGGCGGTACATTTGGCGGGACAGTGGTAGTAGGAACTCCTACAGAAAACTCTCACGCAGCAACTAAAGCATATGTAGATTCAGCAGGAATGACTGTTGGCGCTACTGCCCCTGCTTCACCAAATAATGGACAGCAATGGTTAGATACTTCAACAAATAGAGTAAACTTTTATTATGATGGTTCTTGGTATACCCAAGCAACTATTGATGATACAAGCAATCTTCCACAGCATATTCACGATACAGCAATTGATGGAACTGGTTTCATAGTATCTCAGTTCTATGATGGCTCAACATTCAATAGCCCACAGGGTGCAGGTTTAGATGCTGGAGGTCCAAGTACATCAACTTGGACAGTAGTATTTGATGGCGGAAGTGCAGTAGATAACTTCAATTAAAAAGGGGTTATAATAAGATAGTAAATGGGCAGCACCCATAAGGAGAAATAAAATATGGCAACAAGAATGCAACAGCGTAGAGGTACTGCAGCACAATGGACTGCAGCAAACCCAACTTTAGCAGCAGGCGAAATCGGGTTTGAGACAGATACAAACAAGTTTAAAATGGGTAACGGTTCTTCAAACTGGGTTGCACTAACATATTTTGCTAACAATTCAGCACTAACAGACCTCCTTACAGGATCCCCAGAGGCACTAAATACCTTGGATGAAATTGCAGCAGCAATTAATGATGATCCAGCATTTTTCACAACAATAGCAACAAACTTATCAACTCATGCATCTGATACAACATCTATTCATGGAATTGCAAATACAGCGCTACTTGCAACACAGTCATATGTTGCAGATCAAATTGCTTCAGTAACAGGAGATTATTCAACACTTGCAGGTGTAGGAATTGACTGGAATGCTGATACAGATGCGTTTGATATTGCTAATACTGTAGCCACTGTAGCCAACATAACTACTCACAATGACGATACAACAGGAGTTCACGGCATTGCAGACACTTCAGTTCTTGCAACCACAACAAATGTATCAACTGCTCAAACTGCAGCAGAGACTACAGCATCTGGATATGTGACAACACATAATTCAGCAACAACAAATGTTCACGGAATTGCAGATACTGCAGTATTAGTTACAACAACTGGAACACAAACTTTAACAAACAAAACAATTACATCTCCTGTAGGACTTGTAAAAGCAGATGTAGGGCTTGGAAATGTTGATAATACAGCAGATTCAGCAAAGCCAGTTTCAACTGCAACTCAGACAGCCCTTGATCTTAAACTTGCTTCTACAACAGCAGCATCAACTTATGCTCCATTGGCCTCAGCAGCACTTACTGGTACTCCAACAGCCCCTACTGCAGCAGCAGAAACTAACACAACACAAATTGCTACTACAGCATTTGTTCGTGCAGAAGTTGCAGCACTGGTAAATAGTGCAGCAGGAACTCTTGACACTCTTGGAGAAATTGCAACCGCACTTGGAAATGATGCAAACCTATCTTCAACACTTACAACAAGCATTGGGCTTAAGGCGCCTCTTGCTTCACCAACATTTACAGGAACTGTAACACTGCCAGCAGAAGGAATTGTATTCTCTGATGGTACACAGGCTCTTGAAGGTGTTCCATCACGTACACCGATTATTCAAAAGACAGCATCTTATACACTTTCAGCACTTACTGAAAGAGATGATTTAATTGAAATGTTCTCAGCATCAGCAGGAATAACTCTTTCAATCCCAACAGATGCTACGCTAAACTTTCCAATAGGAACGTCTATTGATATTCTTCAAACTGGAGCAGGACAGGTAACAATAGCAGCAGTAACACCTGGAACTACAACAGTAAATGCAACACCTGGTTCAAAACTTCGTACACAATGGTCATCTGCAACTCTCTTTAAGAGAGCAGCAAATACATGGGTTATCTACGGCGATTTGACAGCGTAATAAAAATTCAATAGGAAATTAGGAGAATAACATGGCAGCAGGAAAAAAAGCAGGTAGAAAGTCACAAGCATCAAATGACTTTTTGGAGCCACTAGCACCAACAGGTGTTACAGCAACAAACGTAGGAACAGCAAGAGCCTTTAATAATGGTTCAGCAACCGTTTCTTTCTCTCTACCAGCACTTTCTCCAGCAGCCACATCTTTTACTGTTACATCATCTCCTGGATCTTTTACAGGTACTGGCGCTAGTTCACCAGTCACAGTGACTGGTCTTCAGTCTAACACTGCCTATACATTTACAGTAACAGCAACAAACGCTGCAGGAACATCTGCTGCTTCAGCAGCATCTGCTTCAATTACTGCAACAACAGTACCAGCAACACCTTCAGCACCAACTGTAACTACACAGGTTAATCAAGATAACGTTTCTTGGTCTGCCCCAGCAACTGGTGGTTCTGCAATTACTGGATATACCTGGGCATCTTCTGATGGCAAGGGTGCAACAGTAGGATCAGCAGTAATAACTGCTGCAGTTACACAAGAAGGCGGAACTGCTCAGACATATACTGTTTATGCAACAAACGCCAATGGAAATTCTGAAGTATCTCCAGCATCTAACTCTGTTACCACTACCCCGCCTTTCTTTCCACCATTCTTCCCACCGTTCTTCCCATTCTTCCCACCATTTTTCCCACCATTCTTTCCGTTCTTCCCATTCTTCCCACCTTTCTTCCCACCATTCTTTCCACCTTTCTTTCCACCATTCTTTCCGTTCTTCCCATTCTTTCCACCTTTCTTCCCACCATACTTCCCATTCTTTCCTAACTTTTATGGAAACATTGGTTGTATTGAAGCAGAGACTGAGTTACTTACTCCAACTGGTTTAGTTAAGGCTAAAGATCTTCAAATTGGAGATACAGTCTACTCAATAGACCTAAATGAAATGGGTCCAGACGAAGAAGACACATACATGCTATGGAGTTCAAACTCCTTAACAGCAAAAACTGCAGGATACGTAGAGGCTACAATTACAAACATTAGTCTTTCTGTTAAAGACAAGGTAGTATTCTTTAATAATAATAGATCAGCCTCGTACTCTCTTACACAGCCAATCTTTATTAAAGACGCAGAAGGTACGTTTGGAATGAAAATTTCTTACGACATATGTGTTGGAGATACGCTAATCAAAATACTTGCTGATGGATCAATAACAGAAGAGTTGGTAATCCGTATAGGATACACAGAACTTCCAGAAATATCAACTTACGCTATCTCTGTTGAACCGTATGACTGGTTTATCGCTGGTGGATTCTTAGTTCACAATAAGTAATAAAAGATAATACCCCCTTAAAGAAAAATCTAAAAGGGGGTATTTCTTTTTCATAAAATATGGTATCATTAGTTATAGAGAAAAAAGGGACAACATGAATTATCATACTTTGCCAGAAGCAAATATTAACGATGAAAACTCTAACCACTGGTTTACAAAAGATAGATCAGAAACAGCATCAAACAGAATTCCTAATAGACAACTAGATGAAAATATTGTTGTTGAAAATCTTGGACTAGGTTTGCATGTCTACCATAATACATTTTCTTTAGATGATGCCAACAGATATATAGAGACTCTTGAGTCAAATTTAGGAAAAAATGGAAAATATAGTTGGTCAGAAGCACAGGTAACAAACTCTTCAACACCAATTAAAAAGGCAAGAGACTGTGTAGACTTTAAATATAAACAAGAAAATTTAGGGCCTAAAAATAATACTAATTCAGAACTAATAGATTTGCACGAAGAGATATATCAAAAACTTAAGTATTGCATTGATGATTATGCAAAGTACTGGGGTATTAATGTAGTATATTATGAGGCTTTTAACTTTGTTAAGTATGAAGGAGAAGGCACACACTTTAATATTCATGCAGACCATGGACCAGCCTATA